CCTCGTTGTAATCGTCGCGGTGCCCCTGCTCGTTGATCCTGCGCCCCACGACGCGCCCAGCCACAGGGACGGCATAAAGCCCGGTTTTTGCGCCCAGGCCGCCGCCATTCCCGCAGAGGATTACGCTTTTGGCGTCCGGGCTGTAAACACGGTATTGCTGGCTGTCAAAAGTCTGGTTCTTTGCGTCGTTCTCAATGGTCCCGATACGGACAGGCTCGGCGCAAATGTTGTACGGCACGCCGCGATGAACATTTGCGGTGATGCAAAGCGCTTTGTCTGCCTCCCCTGGCTTTTGCAGATATGTCCAACGGTCGGAGTATTTGCCATGCTCACCAACCATGTAATCCATTTCCCGCTCCAGCGTCTTAATGGCAACAGGTTCCGCCGCACCATTCCGCTGGTGTCTGGAAACCATGTCGTCCGCCGTGGTTCCGCCAGTTGTGGACAGCAGGGCATACCCTTTTTCTTTCCAGCAGACACCACTTTCCAGAATGTCGCGTAGGAGGATCCCACTGTCCACCGGCTGCTCCACCGCCACTTGGCTGTATGTGCCGTCCGGGTTACGCTTTCCCACCCAGTAGAGCCGCTGGCGGTTCTGCGCCGATACCAGTGCGGAGTTGATAAGCACGGGTTCCACGCCCAGCTCCGCCGTGATCTGCGCCCGGATAGCGGGCGACATGGACTTGTTGTTCTCGTAGAGAAAGAAATCCGGCTTATACTTGTCGCGGGCGATACGGTAGTTTAGAAATAGCTCCCAGCCGATGCCGCTGGCTTCGGTCTCGCGGTTCTTCGTCTGTGCGATGCTCCAATGTGTGCAGGGACTTCCGCCGATCAATAGTTTCATACGCCCTCCAATTCCCCGCCGCAGGCAGCGTAACCGGCGAGGTCAATCCAGTTATCTGCTTTGCCGTGGCCGGTGGCGATGCGGGCCAGCTTAAACAGGCACATCATAGCCCCCACGTCAGCGCCGGTGATGCAGACGTCGCCGTCCGGGTTGACGCATTTCTCGCGGATATACGGCTCCCACAGCGCCGCAATCATGTTGAAAGACTTTTCTGGACTGCCGTAATCCTGTTCCCGGTCTCCGCACACGCACTGCTTGGCAGCGGCTAAAATCTCTTCACGGGTCATTCCTCCACCTCCGCAAGCCAGAACGCCTTTCTGCACTCAATGCAGTCTATCCCTGTGGGGCAATTCCCACACAATGCTCTATCCACTTGGCAGGGGGATACCCGGACAAGCCCTGTGTCTGGATATATTGGCGCATCGGGAAACATCTTCAAGAACTCGCTCTGTCTGGTTTTAGAGGGGTGCTCCTTTGCCCACTTTTCGGCAATGGCAACGGCCTCCTCCGGGTGGGTTCTTTGCCAGACAGGGCAGGTTTCAAACCCGCTACGTACTTTTCTAAACTCGCATTTGAGGCACTCACAGTGGCACATTCTGTTCAATGTTTTCAAATACTCCACAGCGTCCATTACTTTTCCTCCTCAATGATGACCTCCACACGGGAGGCACCGGTTGTCTGGTACTTCCACACCGTCAAAGCTGCGATTGCGCTGTCATCGTTGTAAGCGTGGCCGTTCAGCGCGTCTAGGATGGCCTTCGCCACGTTGTCAGCGTCAGGGCGCTTAATGTGGGGCGTTCCGTCCAGCGCGGCGGCCTTTTTCTTTGACGTGCTTCTCGGCACCGTGAAGAACGCCGTGACGGTGGCCGACAGTGGGATACCCGCCGCAAAGCCCTTGCCGTTCTGGCACTGCCAGCACTGGACCACCTTGTCCTCGTAGTCCTGCGTTTTCTGTGGGGTGTATGTATGATGGCCGTTTTTTGTGAACCGGGGACGGCCCTTGCCCACCGGAATACCGGGGACTGTGAATGTAACCTTCATCGTTTTTCTTCCTTTCCGTCAATGATGACCTGCACCACCCGGACGCGGCCCAGAGGCTCCAGCAGCATGGCCACCGCCTCCTTGGTGCCCTGCGTATCCTCGCCATCGTAAATGTCAACTACGATCCGCATCATCGTGTGTCCCTCCTGAATTTGGGGCAGTAGTGGATCACGAACGAGGATGCTACCCGTATGCCGCCCTTGCCCTTGCCGCCAACCTTCAGCACCCGGCTTGTGGGGGTGGCGTCCCAGCCGGGGACCGGCTCAAGGTGGTCGGACCACTCGCAGCCGCCGCAGGCGTTTGCACAATCCCAGCAGGGCTGCTTGGACTGGAAATCGACCTTGGGGGCTTTCTTTTGCTTCTTCTCCCATGGGGGATAGCGGCGGATCAGCTCGTCCAGCTGAAAATTACTTGCCATTAAACACCTCGCATATCTGCCAGAGCGCACCATGCGGCATAGGTCATCCCCTGCTTCTTCGCTTCGGAGGGGGTGGGGATACCGGCCTCGTGCCAGCGCTCGTGCTGTTCGCCTGCCTTGGCGTAGAATTTTTCCAGATAGGCGTCGGACGGCTCCGGCATGGGGGCCTCCTTCGCCTTGGTGGCTTCCGGTTTTGGCAGGTAAGGGACCAGTTCGGATGCGTCCGGCGGGAACCGGTTCTCCCGTGCCCGGAGGATCACCGCCTGTTTCGCGTCCTCATAAGCCCACGGCTCCAATACCAGCGTCCACGCCTCTAAATCTGCGGGGGTGCGGGGCTGCTGCTTGGAGCTGGGGTAAAGTGTCTCAATCAGGTTAAACAACCGCTGGGTGTCCTGCTTCTCCATGTTCTTCTCCTGTAAGACTTCCGTAGTAGTCTCTAATTAGCTTCTAATTCCTGTATTAGCCTCTAATTCTTTTCCCCCTGCCAATAGAGAGATAAATATATATATAATCTTTTCTTCTTAGGGGGGTGTGGGGGGGCGTTCTTCTTTTCTCTGCGGCTGCTGTGTGCGTCGGTGATCGTGCTGCGGCTTGCTTGCATCCGCCCGTCATCACTCTTTAGACACACACGGCAAAGCTGTTAAAAAGGAAGTTCCCCGTCATCCTCAATTTCGGTGAAATTATCCTTGGGGGCGTGGGCGGCATAGGCACTCTGGGCGGGGGCCTGCCCAGCGGTGCTGGCGGAGACACAGACGTAATCCGCCACCAGGTCGTTATAGGTCTTGCCCTCATAGTCGTGGCTCTCCACACGGCCCACAGCGAATACGGAATCACCCTTGCGGACATTGGCAAGGAGCCGTGCCCAATGGCCCCAGCCCTTGACGGTGAGCCATGCGGTGGTGCCGTCCTGCTTATCGTAGGCCGGTACGGAGACGGAGCCGACCTCCTTTCCGCTCTGGGTGGCGTAGATCTGGCCGTCCTTGGCGGCGCGGCCCACGATCAGGCCGGTTTGCAGCTTCTTGCCCTCCTTGCTGTAGGTGGGCAGCCCGTTAATGAACATCAGGCATCCTCCTTCGGTTCCAGCGCATCCAGCAGGGCGTCAAAGTCCTTGCTGAGGACCTTGCTGGCGCTGTCATAGCCGTGGGCCTTCAAGAGGGCTTTCGCCTCCTGCTTCGTCAGGCCGTGGCGGGAACAGGCAGAATAGAAGAATTTGACCTGCGCGGCGGTAATGGGGGCGTTGGGGTCCTTGCCGGTCAGATATGCGCTGCCGTCCTCGGTGTCACTCTCAATGTCCTGGGTGAACATATCGGAGACGCAGCCGAGAGACAGGGCAGCGGAGACCAGGGCGCGTTTCTGGGCCATCTTCACGGCGCTGTTGGCACCGTCATAGGGGGACTGGGAACCGGTGCGGCCCTCGCGGGTGTTGCCGGAGCCGTAGGCAGAGGTGATGACGTATTCCTTGCCGTCATAGATCTTGATGAGATCACAGCGGACGAGGAAATAGAAAAAGCCGTGCTCGATGTCCTCCAGCTTGCTTTCCAGCGTGTAGCGCTGGCAAAGGCCGTAAGCCACGGCCACCTTCTCCGCGCCGGACTTGAAGAGGGTGGGGTTTTTCGTCATGGCGTCGCCGTTCTTTTTGCGGATCATGCCGAAGTCGATGCCGCGTTTCAGGATGGCGGGCGCTCCGTCTGGGGCGCAGATGGTGTAATTCCCGGAGCGGGGGACAGGGGCCACCGTCAGAGCGGCGGCGTTGTATTGGTACAGGGCGAGTTCATTCATGTGCGTTTCTTCCTTTCTGTGGCTTTATGGAGGGTGCGGCAGGCGTTCACCAAATTTGAATTTGGTTCTACATGGCGAAGCTCATAAGTGCCGTTCTTTGAGAGTTTCAAGGCATAGAGCGATTGAATTTTCCCGAAACCGCAGCGCGGGTCCCATGAGAAAATCATCTTGTAGGCGGTGAGCTGGGCGGAAAGGGCGGCGTCATGGAGCTGGCCGGTCTTAATGTCCAGAATCGCGGGGGCATTATGGATGATGCCAAAGCGGTCCATCGTTCCGGCCATTTTCATATTCCGGTCCGCTATAGGACATTCAATCAGTTTCCATTCCGGTTTCCAGTCTTTGAGAAACCGGCGGTAGGCTTTCAGGTATCCAGCAATCTCCGGGGTTTCCTCCGGCTCCTCTCCGTAGTCGATGAGGGCGCAGGCTTCGTGGACGGCGGTTCCCCGGCGGGCGGCAGCCTCCGCCAGCCATGGCCGGTCTGACTTGTAGTCATAGGCGCAGAAGCGGGTGACTTCGGTCACGCTTGGAAGCCTTACGCCGTCAAGGGTGTAGGTGTGGGCGGCCTCGTCAAATGTCAGCATTGGGAACCTCCGTATACAGGACCGGGATACCAAGGGCATCGGCAAACAGGTCCATATTTTTATCCAGTTCGTTCGACAGGTAGTCCTTAAAGCAGGGCGGGCAGCACAGCTCCCCATTAGGCAGGACGAACACGCGGTCGCAATCGTCCTCCGCATTGGGGTTCAGGGGATGCTCGCAGAAGTGGCAGATGGGATAGGTTTTTCTGGTCATAGTTGGATCTCCCTCCAGGCACGGACCGCGTGGGCGATGTCCGTATAGTTTTTCGTGCGGTAGCCGCAGGAATCGCAGAGGACGAAAAACAGGTCCTCCTTTCCGGGGGCTACCATCCGTTTACCGCCGTACATGTGGCACCGGGGGCAGGGCGGTAATTCTGCCATCCGGCCACGGCGTCTGCGCATCAGATCACGCCCAGCATGTGGGCCAGCACCATGAGCAGGAAACCGAGGAAGCAGCTGAAGGAAATCCAGGCGGAAAAGTCGGCCCGGTCCCGGCGGCGCTCCTCCCGTGTGCGGCTATCTCTTTTCATGGCGGGGCCTCCTCTCAATCATGTCTACGATTTTGAAAAGCCAGGCGGCGGCGGTGGATGCGCCGATCAGCACGAAGATGAACGTTGTGGTATCCATAGTTAAGCCTCCCCGAAGTGATAGCACTGGCGCAGGCCTCCGTCGAAGGTGACCAGAAACCAGCGGTGCGGAATGTTGATGTAGGAAACGGTGCCGGTGCGGGTTGGGTGCTCAGCGTCGCCAAGGCAAAGGCGGAAACTGCACCGGGCACCCAGCTCCGGCGGCGCGGGCGGCTTTGGGTCCGGTTTGAAGCCGCAGAGGTTGAGCTTGCTCATTTTCTGGCACCTCCGCAAAGCTGGCGGGCCAGCGTGGCGGCGGAGATATAGCCGTCAATGAACGTGAAGCGCCGGTGAATGGCCCGGTAGTCCTTCAGGCCGGTGAAGGCCAGAACCTCTTTGATGTTCAAGAGGTTGCGGCCATGGGAAAAGGTCAAAATCTGTTCAAGATTGTCTCGATATGCGGGATGTTCCATAGGGGCCTCCTTCTTTGGTTTTGTCGTGATTGCGATTGGTGGTGCGGGCCGTTAATTGCCTGAGCTATGTGCATTGACGTTTCTGGGTAAAGAGCGAGGGGAATTGTTCGTGTAACGGCACGAATAATTATTCATTTTTTCGAGAGGAAAAGATTGATGAAGTATTGCTGCCCCTTGCCCGTGACCTTCGGCGTTTTGTTCACGCTAATGTGACCGTCGGAATGGGACACGGTGGTTTCTTTTACCTCGAATAGGCCCATTTCCATGCTCCGCTGTGTTGGCATGTTGTGATCGCTGCCATTACGCCGAACCAGATAACCGTTCTCTCTCATCCAGTCGAATAAACGGTGCCCGCCGATCTTTACGCCGTTCTGCTTCAAGATCTTTGCCAAGTCAAAAATCAGGATGGATGTGTGGGACGCTGCCACGCTGTCAGCAAACAGCACTTTAGGTCGGTTCTCCTCAGACTGCGCTTCCAGATTTTTGATTTTTCTCTCCGCAATCTGCAAGGCTCTTGCCATGACCTTTTCCGGGCTGTTCCAGTCCTTTTCCAGTTGGATGAAATAATGACGGGCCTGCTTGCCCTTTTCATTCCGCTGGAGCATACACAGCTCCTTTGCCATGTCAATGGAGATTTGCGCATCATCGACAAGGCGTGTAACCGTTCTGCCGCCTTCACTCTGAACCCGCTCAATTTTGAGAAGGTTGAAATCGCGTCCAGCTTCAAAGCCGTATTCGCACATTCTCGGGAACCAGTCCGCATATTTCGCTCCGATTTCCAATAGGCCGTGCAGGTCTCTTGCGGAAACCGTGATTCGCTCCGGGTCGCTCATGTTAATAGGGATCAGTTCATTCATCTTGCGCATCCTCCTTCCGCTTGCCTTTAGATTGATAAAACACCACTTTTTCCATTAGCTTAATGACAAGTGCCTGCTTTTCCGGGGACAGGGATCGCAATGCCAACAGGATTTCAAGGTCACTCACTGCGCAACCCTCTTTTCTTTCTATTTTTTGAACTAACACCAAGAAGCTCGTCCAAAGAAAGGCCGAGAGCTTCCGCAGCCTTGCAAGCAGTTTCAAGTGTCGGTTCGCTTCCCTGCTTCCACCCGGTGACAACAGAAGCGGAAATATTGGCAGAAGCGGCTGCGGCGGTTGGGCTTACTCCGGCACGCTTGCACGCTGCCGAAAATTTTTCGTAAAACACGGAGATCTCCTTTCATTTTGGTATTGACTTATTCGGAATACCGTAGTATCCTGTAATTGAGAAGTTCGGTGTTCCGTATCGACACGTTCATAATACTACGGTGCGCCGTAAAAGTCAATAAATAAATACGCCATTCCGTATTTATGGCGTGATACACAAAGAAAGGGCTTCCGTTATGGACGATTTATACAAATTGATTGAGGGGAAATGTAAAGAAAGGGGCATCAAAATATCAAAGTTGTGTACCGATGTGGGCATAAGACAAAGCATCTTATCAGATTTAAAACATGGGCGGACAAAAACACTTTCCGTCCCTACCGCAAGTAAATTAGCAGAGTATTTTGGCGTTGACATTACTGAATTTCTTGATTATGCAAACGAGGATTCAGTGGAAAGTTATTACGAAGGGTGGAAAGATGCATGTGAATCATCATGGGCGCCACCGGAATTTAGGGACGGGATTGCACAACAAGAAAAGCCCGCCCCCACGAATGGGGACGGGCTGAGCGAAGATGATAAGCGGATCATTGAACTTTTACATCAGCTGACGCCGGAGAACCGGGAGCGGATCGTTGAGATAATAAAAGCTCTTGCATCGCAATAAGTACGGCGGCTTGCTTCTCCGGCAGTAAGTTGCGGAAGGTTTTCAGAAATTCAAGGTCTGTCATGGGATGCTCCTTTCTATTTGAAACCCCGGCCCGCCGAAGCGGGACCGGGGAAAGGGGAGTGGGCCTATGAGAACAATAGACCCATTTAGCGGGAAAGTCCAATTCAAAGGGAGGATTTTCCTTGCAAAAAACTTTCAAGGAGGGGAAACGGTGAATTTTTCGGAAAAGGCGAGGGCAATGCGCATGAAAAGCCCGCTGACCCTGCGGGAAATCGGCGAGCAGTGCAATGCATCGGAAAGCATGGTATCGCGCTACATTTCCGGCGCGGCGAAACCGCCGGACGATGTGGCCGAAAAGATTCTGGAGGTGCTGCGGAACAGCGAACAGGACGATGACCGGGGCATTTACGCCGCGCATATTGACGATCTGCGGCGGCTGATCCGCCAGCAGCAGAGGGAGAAGCGGGTCCTGTTTGGGATTCTCACGTTCCTTTTGATTTTTTTGCTGCTGCTCTATCTGGACGCTACTCACGGGGCCTGGGGCGCGATCCGTTACATAGAATAAAAATTTTGATGGGAAGTGGGGAAAATGACAGACCTTAAAGAGATTCTTTTCGTGTGCTCACTTCTATTTTTCTTTTTCGCATTAGTGACTGTGTGGGCACTCATAGCTTCCGTGTTTGAATTGATCTTCAAGAGGAAAAAGATAGATTGGAGCATGTTTAACCTTGCCGATTTTTTCAGAAGTGCTTTTTCAGAAAAACATTCCATGACGGGTAAAATTGTTTATGGAATTGTATTGCCGGCTGCTATTGTGGCTGGCGGTGTAAATGCGGCGCTCTGGCATTTCTGCTCCAAACCGGAGGTCGGGGCTTTTTATGAACAAGATACATACAAGCAAAATTACGCATCCTGGCTGGATACTGGAACGAGCTCAATTTTCTGCATTGCAACAGTCTCCAAGTACGAGGGATACACCATCGAAAATATACGCCTTCCGTATGGGAGGGAAGACAGTGGCGATTCCGAATATGACCCCCAAAAGAATGTTGCCAGCGTGTATATGGGACCGGAAGGGGTAGACTGTGACCTATCCCTCGACCACGTTGCTACTGCTATGGACTACGAATTTCTACGGACCTATACCATTACGAACTATGGGGAGTTCTGCGCAAGCAGACGCGGAGATACCTATCATTTTTCAGACTGCCCATACGTGAACCAAATAAAGCCTGAGAATTTAATTTATTTCAACAGCTGCGATGATGCTATGGCGTTAGGGTTTGAGCCATGCGGTTTTTGTGGCGGATAGGGTATAACAGAATAAAAAAACGCCGTCTGAGTGTGGGAACACTCAGACGGCAAACCCACCAATCGCAATCACGACAAAGCCAAAGGAGGATCAGTCACAGTATAGCACGATCCCCCTGGCGATGCAACAGGAGGAAAGGAAAAAATGGCGAAAAAGGAGAAGTATTACAAAAGGCCGGACGGGCTATTTGAGGCCATTCGGACGGTGAACGGAAAGCGGAAGGCGTTCCGGGGCAGAACCTGCCGGGAGGTAGATCGGAAGATCCTGGAATACCGGGACGAAGCTGAAAAGGGATGGACATTTACCAAAGCGGCGGACAACTGGTATCGGGAAATCGAAACGGAAGTTGCCCATGCGACCTACCGCAACTATGGAAACACCATGCGGCGGCTGGTGGCAAGGTTTGGGCCGGAGCGGATCGCGGAGATCACGCCGGAGGAAATCGTGGCCTATATCCGACAGTTTGAGAAGAAAGACTATTCCCGGGACACGGTGCAGCTTGAAATCTCCGTTTTGAAGCTGATTTTCCGGTCGGCCATCAACCGCAGAACGGAAAGCGGGCTTGCCGTCAATCCGGCGGCGGAGGTCCGCAAGTCAAAGGGCCTGAAACACCGGGTCAGAACGGCGCTGACGGAAGAACAGGAAGCAAAGGTTGAAGCCACGGCCAGAGAGAAGCGGGGCGAGTGGTGGCTGCTGGGGTATTTCCTCATGTACACCGGTTTACGCCGGGGTGAGGCGCTGGCGCTGACATGGCGGGACATCGACCGCAAAGCCGGTGTGATCCATGTGTGCAAAAAGCTGAACTATGACAACGCCAATGTGCCCTTGCTAGAGGATCACATGAAATCCGAGAACGGCAGGCGGGATGTCCCTATCTTTGACGAGCTGGCGCGGATGCTTCCGCGAAACCAGATCGGCTATGTGTTTCCGTCCCCGGATACCGGAAAGTATCTAACTGCGTATGAGCTTGCCAAATACTGGAAGCAATATTGCCGGGATGCCGGGTTGATGGATACAATCACCGCCGACAACGGGAAACAGAAGGAAAAAACGCAAGTCTCCCCCCACTGCTTCCGGCACACCTTTGCAACGATCTGCTACGAAGCCGGGGTGGATGCCCGGACGGCGGCGGAGTGGCTGGGGGACAGCGTGGCGGTCATGGAAAAGGTCTATATCAACCTGCGCAAGAACCACCGGAGCGACAGCGTGCGGCAGGTCAACGAACATCTTTCCAGGGCGAAAGCGGCGGGGGAAAGATCTTAACAAACAAACGGCGTCAAGTGTGTAGATTCTGTGTCGAACCGCACGCAAAGCAGCCGCAACAAAGGCAAAAATACGCAACCTAAGAAAGCGGCTAAGAGCGTTGATATATAACGTTTTTTAGGGAAATTTTGCGTGAATTGGTGTTTTGCGGTGTAGGGGGAAACTGTAACGGAATTGTAACATGATTTGAGGAATGGCAAGGGATTGCGGCTATACTGTGAAGGTACTGTGAAGCATGGAGAAAACGGCATAAAAAATCAGCGGCTCGGATGGCTCCGGGCCGCTGTTCTTTTTCGATTGTCAACGCTCCCAACTGCGCTTCTCGGTGTCTTGATAGGTCTCAATGCCGGGGCGCTGGTGCTTCAGCTCCGCGAACCGAGCAAAGGCTTTCCGGCGCTCCGTGCCAAAATATTTCTCGTCCAAAACGCGCTCCGTGGTTCCGTCCTCATAGGTGCGGACGATCCGCACAAAGTAGATTACCGGCTTGCCCCTGTAACCGGGGTCACGGGTCAGCTCCAGCCGGTCACGGTATGCGGCAGTCGCAAGGGCGGCGTATCGCTCCGCCAGAGCTGCGCGGTACTCGGTCAGCTGGCCGATCAGCTCGTTACATCGGGCAATCATCCGGGCGGCGCTGTCATCGTGGGCCTTAATGCGGTCGGCGGTCAGGACGTCAGGCCGGAGCAGATAGGTGGTCAGCCGTATTTCCGCTTCCCGGCTGGGGTTGCCGTAGCGCTGGAAGAGGTCAAGATAGCTCATGCGGTGGCCTCCTCTTCGATCTGCTCCACCTGATCCCACGTCAGGAACCCGGCGGAAACGATGCGGCTTTCAATGTCGGAAAGAACCGCGCAGGATTCCATGGAGAATCTGGCGGGAGAAAGTAAAAACGCGGCGGTGCGGCGGAGATACCCGGCTGCGGTCTGGCGGCTGATGACGGAGCCGGGAACGCTGATAGCATAGGGTTTCATGGTTCATTCTCCTTTCAGTGGGTGGCGTGGAGGATCTGCCAGAGATCCCCGACGGCGGAAACGGTCAGGCCCATTTCAGCGGCGGCACGGCGGGCGGCGTCCTCGGTGCGGTAGGCTTTGCCGTTGGTGGGGTTCGTGCCGGTCTCGGTGACGGCTTTCACGGTGTAGCGGGTGCGCTTACCGTAGCCGCTGGATTCGATTGCATAAATCATATCAATGCTCCTTTCTGGTGGTGGCGCGCCCCGGTCAAGCCGGGAGCGCGTCGGAGTTGGTGGAGCGGGCAAAGGTGGTGCTTCCGTACTTGCTGCGGATCTCGGCCATGGTCTTGGTGCCCTTGTGCCAGCGCTGGCCCTCTTCGGCGAAATGCCAACTCCATAGCTTCTTAGTGGAGGACCAGCGGCACCCGGCAGCCTTCAGGGCTTCTTTGTGCTCCTTGGTGTTGCCGCCGATCCAGAGCCAGCGACCGCACAACTCAATTTCGAGGCCGTCCAGCTTCAGCAGGGCCGCGATAATGGCGATGAAATCGCCGGCGCTCTCGGTGGTGGCGTGGGTCCGTCCGGTGGTGTCCTCGGCGGCCTGCTCGTTCTGGCTGCGCTTGAGCACCTCAAACCGGGCGGAATACTCGGCGTTGATGGCCTGCATGGTGGCGGTGTCTCCGCCTTTGTCGGGGTGGTTCTGCATGGCGGCGGCCTTGTAAGCCTTCTTCAGCTCGTCGAGGTTCTTGCAGTTGATGAAATAAGTAGTCATTTTGTAATCCTTTCCGGCCTGTCGGCCTGTGGCGTTGTCGTGTTTGCTTTTGTTGCCTGAATTATAAGGCGGACTGATACGAGCTGTCAAGGGGGTTTTCGCAAATTCGTGCAGGTTTGGCAGGTTCGCACAGTATCAGGCGGACTTTTTTGTGCATGTTGTCAGGCTGACTTATACGCGCCTATGCGATATAATAAAACGCAAAAGGGGGTGTAACTATTGGAGCACAAGACATTGAGGACCAGCGACGCCCAGCGCCGCGCCTCTCTCAAATGGGAGCACGCGAACAACGAGAAAATCACGGTCAAGCTGAGGACCGGCAGCGACCCCAGCAAGGCCCAGATCAGAGCGGCAGCAGCCGCCGCAGGCCAGAGCGTCAACGCCTGGATTATTGAGGCCATCCGGGACAAGCTGTAAGGGGGTGAGACGCGATGTCGAAGCAGCGCAAAGAATCACAGTATAACGAGGCTGGAGAGCTGGTTTATCAGGTCGGCAACAATGGCCCAGCGGGTGACGTTTCAGGCGTCAGAGAACCGGCAAACAAGGCGGAGGCACAATGCTTCAAGCTGTTGCAGGACAACGGATGGACGCCGACAAAGCGCGGATGGCCGGACTTCTTCTGCATCAAGGGAAACCGGGTCTGTGCGGTCGAGGTAAAACCGCGAAGCACAACGCCGCTAAAGAAGAACCAGCTTGTAATCATGGGCGAATTATCAGCAAAGGGAATCCCCTGCTTCCTCTGGTCGCCGGATGGAGGCTTTGAGGAAGTCAAGGGAGTAATTCGTAACTGCCTAATCGAATAGCAAAGCAACCCGCCGGGGTGTGGATCTGTCAAGGTTCACGCCTCGGCTTTTCATGTCATAGGGGGAACCATAAGGGGAACCATGGGGGGAAACCTTAAGGAAGGGGGGAAGGAAGGGTTACAGGAGGGGGCGTATTCCCCCTACCCCAGAGAGATAAATATATATTTCTTACAGGGGGGTGTTATATATATACTCTACCGAGAGAGTACCGGAAGAAGGAGAGCCAGCGAATAAAAAACGCGAGAGAACGAGAGAAAACGGGAGCAAAACGGAGCATTTGTGAGGTATTCGGAGATATTCGCAGATAGGCCGGTGATCCGGTCAGAGGTCAGCGGCTCCAATTCGGCGGGGCAATTACCCTTTTCCGGTGAGATTTAAGGGGCTATTAAATATTTCCGTTGGGACTGCTGGGCTTCGGCTGTTGCTGTGTCGATTCTGTGTATTTCCTCTTCCGGCCTGGGCAATTCCTGTTGCCTGCTCCGGCTGGGGGCTGATTCCATCAGGACGGGCCGAGGCTTCACCGGCTGGGGGTCAGGGGGCCAGAGGTAGAGACCAGAGAGCAGGGGGTTAGGGGGGTAGCGGAAAAACAGGGGGTGTCTCTCGCGCGGGGTATAGGGCTATATATCCACATCCCCTCCCCCCTTTCACAGACCTCTTTGCACTGGCATGTCAGCTGCGGGAAGCTATGCCGGTGCTCCCTCTGGGTGGGGGTGGCGGAAAAAGGGGGCGGGGGATTTTATGTAGAACATTACGAAAATAACTGAAACCCATTGTGTCCACTTGACGAAATATGCTTGAATGAAGTTGGCGGGATAGAATCCGCCTGCCTCCTGTGTCAGACGCCAGTTTTCACCTTCAGTTCCTTTCCTGTTGCCCGGTGGGTCCGAACAGCCCACCGGAGCATGGTTTCGTAGCTCAGCTGGAAGAGCGAGCGGTTGTTAACCGCTGGGTCGCAGGTTCGAGTCCTGCCGGGACCGCCAGAAGCCGGGTCGCACCCGGACAATGTGAGACCGTTCGTCATGGCTCATATGGGAATGACAATGCTCGCTGAAAACTGCGCTTGTCTTGATGCGTCAAGACCGGTTTGACCTGACGGAATAGGGGCTATGACTTTTCGGAGCGTAGTTGCCGGTAGCGTGTGACAATCTAAGCGAGAAAGACGGCCAATATGCGGCATAGGTGCCCCGTAAGGGGAGACCACAGCGAGTGACGGGGACTTTCCTCGAAGCGCTAAAGCAGGGCAGGACTGCAATGCCGTACCAGATGTATGCTACCGCATTGCGGCACCACGGAAGGGTAAGACCGCTACAAGGGGCTTGCCTGTGCGCTGTATGAAAGCGGCAGGCCGAATAATAATTATTTGGCTGGCTCCGGCTATGAATGAAGAAACGGATGCGACTGACATACCGGCGCAGGGCTGAAAAGTTCCGTGGTTAGCGCGTACAGAACCATGCAGAGCGAACTCCGAGGCGTGTTCATCGAAAGGTATGCGGAAGTGGTGAGGTAACGGCTGCCCTTGGGCAAGGCCGTTGTGTAGGGCAGTATGCTTGCCCGGTTCTGTACGGCTAATTGTGTAAGCAATCCAAACGGAGCGCAATGCCGTACCAGAATTTTTTGTGAGAGGGGGGCCGGGGCATGGCTTATCAGAAGAAAAATCCAACTGCGGAAGAGCGCAAGGCGCACATGGATAACATGAACGAGAAGGCCGCCGCGGCCCACAGGAAACAGACGATTGAGAAGATCAAGGCGTTCCTGAAGCAGTCTGAGGAATACTTTGACGCGCAGGACCGGCTGGAGCAGGCATACAGCGAGGCGGGCCTTGCCAATGCGATGCGATGGACGGTTCAGCGGCTTCAGGGGTATTACGACTACAACGATGGCCGGGAGGCCGAGGTGGTCGAAGCGCAGGTGGAAGCCTTTGAAGCGGGCAATGAGGAGATCAACGATCCCCGCTGCGTTATGAGTTACTACGTGCGGCTGGCATACCAGCGGATTCAGGAGCAGATCGACACCAGCCCCATCTACCAGGAAAAGGGCATGGTGACGCGAGGCATTTTCCTGAATAAGCAGAAGCGTCTGGGCGGCTATCAGGACAAGCAGGAGACCCGCCAGGACATCAGCGTGAACGTGACCTTCGGGGACGGCGTGGACGCAAGCGACTTCAAGTGAGGAGGCGGCGAGGTGAACGGCCTGATTTTGGTTTTATCCCTGATCTGCGGGGCGGCCAGCATGGGCGCTGCCGTATGCGCAGTGCTGATCCTGCGGCTGCTGCGGGAGATCAAAGCCCCCTCCCCCACGGAACCGGAGAAGCCGGAGGTGGAAGAGCCTACGGACCGGCAGAAAAGCGTGGAACAGGGCATTGATAACCTGATGACCTACGATCTGAACACCATGAAAGCCAGCCTGAAGGGGCGGGAGGTGTGATATGGCGGTTACGGTACAGCAGATTTTTGACATCGCCATCCACCTGATGGATTCCCAGAATGAATCCACCGGTTCCACGGACACGGCGGACACCAAGGAGTACAAGCTGCGGACTGTTTCTCTGCTGAACAGCGTTTTAGACAGGGCGTTCCCGTACAGCGACAACTACCGGGAGGCACTGGAAGCGGCGGGCGGCAAGCGGCCTATCTGCCCCAAGGTGACGGAGATGGCGGACGAGGTGGCGCTGGATGAGCGGATCTGCACCGGGGCGCTGCCCTACGGTCTGGCAGGTCTGCTGCTGCTGGAGGAGGACCCCAGCCGGGCCAACTTCCTGTGGCAGACGTTTCTGGAACAGCTGGAGCTGTGCCGCCAGAGCCTTCCAAGCGTGATCGGTGACGTGGAAAACCTTTACGGCGGCATTGAACACGGGGAGTTTGGAGCATGGTGGTAGATGGGACGTGGGTCTACCGCTGCCCTATCTGCGGGAAAGCGCTTCAGCACATCGAACCGGGTAGCGTGATCTACAACGCGCCAATTTACTGCCGAAGATGCAAGGTGAGTCACTACCCAACCATTTTTGAGGGGCGGGAGCTGGATACAGACGTCCCCTTCCCCATCACACATGTACAGACGGAGGAATGACAATGAAAATGAAAACCTACATCGGCACGAAAATTATTGAGGCGATCCCTGCTATTCGCAAGGGTGGCACGGTCTACGAGAAAGACCAGCCCATCCCCAAGAGCATGGACCCCGAGGAGGAGGGCTATAAGGTCCGCTACCAGGACGGCTACGAGAGCTTTAGTCCAAAGGCTGTGTTTGAGGCCGCATATCGGGAAACAGACTGCCTGAGTTTTGGCCTTGCCATTGAAGCAGCGAAGAAAGGGAAGAGAATTGCCCGCCGCGGTTGGAATGGCAAGAATCAGTATGTTGAGCTTGCGGAGCGCATCAGCTATGAGAACGCTGCGCATGAGGTGGTCAACGCCAATCACGAAGCTATCGGCAACAAAGCACTTGCTTTTGTCGGCACATCCGGCGTGCAGCTCGGCTGGCTGGCATCGCAGGCGGATATGCTGGCTGATGACTGGGAGATTGTGGAATAATTCTCCAGTAAACTGAATAAACGAGAGCCAAACGAGGCCATGAGAACGGCGAAAGCCGTTTCTTGTGGTCTCGTTTTTGTTTTGTCAGCAAAGCCAGACCAGGCTTTGAAAATACAAAGATCCGGCCAGACCAGGCCGGGGAAAGAGGCCAATATGGACGAAAACATGAACCAGATCCCCGAACAGGAGACCGAAACTACGGACGCCTTTTTGGATGGCTGGGACGGCGAAGCAGAAGCAGCGGCAGACCAGCCGGAAGTGGACGCAGAGCCGGTGGAGACTGGCGAGGAAACGCTTGCCGAGGACCCCAGTGAGAGCGCAGAGACGCCGGAAGAGGGCACTGAGCCTCCCGCAGATGCGGAACAGGCATCCCAGACGCAGCAGACCGAGGCGGAGACCGTGGACGCACGGCCCCAGACATGGGAGCTGCGGCACATGGGCGAGGTGCGGCAGGCCAACGAAGCGGAAATGGTGGCATTGGCCCAGAAGGGCATGGACTATGACCGCATCCGCAGCCAGTATGACGAGTTTAAGCCTGTGATGGAGATGGTCAACCGCTTTGCAAACCAGCAGGGGTTGAACACCAATGACTACATTTCCATGCTCCGGGCGCAGGCAAAGCAGGCCGAGGGCCTGAGTGAAGCGGACGCACGGCGCTCCGTGGAACTTGAGGACCGGGAGGCCGTTGTGGCCGCCGCAGAAGCGGAACGGCAGGCCCAGCAGGACGCCATGGCGCAGGCCCAGCGGGCCGAGGCCGAGGCGGCAAGCCGCCGACAGGCGGACATTCAGGAATTTCAACAGACATTCCCCGAGGCAGCAAAGGACCCCAACAGCATCCCGCCCCAAGTCTGGGCGGACGTGCGGAACGGCTCTTCTCTGGTAGCCGCCTACGCCCGATACGCCGTGCAGCAGGCACGGCAGGACGCGGCAGCCGCCCAGCGTGAGACGGCTTCCGTGCAGCAGAACCAGAAGAACGCAGCTCGGGCCACCGGCAGCATGCAGAGCGCCGGTGATGGGCCGAAGTCTAAGGACCCGTTCCTGGAGGGCTGGGGGGACTAAGCCTTTGCATCGCCGGGGATACCGACGAAAGAGAGGTTTTGAACCATGGCTATCAATTACGCCGTTAAATACGCAACCAAGATCGCGGAGGCTTTCTCTAAGCCTTCTATCACCGACGACGATGCCGGTAAGGCATACACCTGGACCGGCCCCAACAGCAAGACCATTGTCGTTGGCAGCGTGGACACCGTGCCGGAGACCGAGTACACCAACACCGGCGACAACCGATTCGGCACCACCTACGACCTGGGCGACACCCAGCAGGAGATGACCTGCGAGCAGAAGCCCGCTTTCTCCTTCACCATCGACGCGGTGGATCAGACGGATCAGGCCATTGAGAAGTCCGCTTCCCGCGCCCTGCGGCGTCAGCTGGAGCAGCGGACCACCCCCAACATGGACCGCCACCGCATCAAGAAGTGGGTGATGGGCGCTAATATCCAGCGTCAGGAGACGACCGCCCCCACCAAGAGCACCATCGGCGGCCTGATTATCGACCTGAACGCCGATATGACCAACGCCCTGGTGCCCATGGAGAACCGCACCCTGTACATTGCCACCAGCTATTACAAGCTGCTGAAGCAGGATCCCGCCTGGCTGGGCACCGAGAGCCTTGCCAAGGAGGCCCTGACCAGAGGCGTGGTGGGCCAGTACGACGGCTGCCGGGTGAAGAACATCCCCGACCGCTATATGCCCGCCGGCGTGTACTTCTTCATCAAGTGGAAGGGCAGCACCGTGGACCCCGTGAAGCTGGCGCAGTACGACATTCTGCCCAAGGTGAAGGGCTATTCCGGCCCCGTGGTGCAGGGCGTGACCTACTATGACAGCTTCGTGCTGGGCGCCAAGGGCGACGGCGTTGCCGTTTGCGGCAATGCTGCCATTCTGGCGGCTCCCACGATGTCTATCACCGGCCATGCCGTCAGCATCACCGCCGTGTCCGGCGTGGTGTTCAAGTACACCACCGACGGCACCAACCCCCGATACTCCAACACCGCCCAGATCTACACCGCCGCTGTGACCCTGACCGCCGGTCAGACCATGCGGGCCGTGGGCACCAAGGACGGCTGCGTGGGCATCGAGGGCACCAAGGATTACGAGTGATCTCATGGGAGGGGGCTTCGGCCCCTTCCCCCATATATGGACGGAGCGGGTGCATGAACCCGGCCCGTCCACCAGATATAAGGAGCGATTATGCCTCGATATAAACAGACAGCAGGCGGGACGGTACAGGTGGATTTGGGGACGCTGAACCCCAAGCAGAAGCAGTTCTGCCAGTCCAGGAGCCGGTACACGGCTTACGGAGGCGCCAGAGGCGGCGGCAAGACACACGTTCTGCTGCGGAAGGCGGCAGGCGGCGCGCTCACCTACCCCGGCATTAAGATCCTGATCGTGCGCCGGGAATACCCGGAATTGGAGCAGAACATCATCTTACCCATGCAAAAGCTGATCCCGCCGGAGGTGGGCAGCTACAACGGCAGTATGCGCATGATGTTCTTCTGCAACGGCAGCATCATCAAGTTCGGTCACTACGGGGCCGGAGACGATCAGGAGTATCAGGGCCTTGAGTTTGACTGGATCTTCATGGAGGAGGCCACCCAGTTCTCGGAATCCCAGTTCCGCACACTGGGCGCTTGCTTGCGCGGTGCAACGAAGTTCCCCCGGCGGATGTACCTGACCTGCAACCCCGGCGGCATCGGCCACCTGTGGGTGAAGCGGCTGTTCGTGGACCGGGAGTACCGGGAGGGGGAAAAGGCCAAGGATTACACCTTCATCCCCGCCACGGTGGACGATAACCCCCAGCTTTTGGAGGCGTCTCCGGAGTACAAGCAAATGCTGGACCTGCTGCCGGAGGATGTGCGGCGGGCGTGGCGCTACGGCGATTGGAACGCCATGGCAGGCACGTTCTTCCCGGAGTTCCGGCGGGAGACCCATGTGATCGCGCCCTTTGTACGGGTGCCTCGTGAGTGGAAAAAATACCGGGCGTTCGACTACGGCCTTGATATGTTCGCCTGCCTTTGGGTGGCGGTGGACTTTGAAGGGCGGGCCTATGTGTATCGGGAGGTACAGCAAAGCGGCTTGATCGTCAGCGAGGCGGCAAAGCTGGCAAATGCCCTGACCCCGCCGGAGGAACACATTGAGTTCACCATTGCCCCGCCGGATATGTGGAACCGGCAGAAGGACAGCGGTCGGAGCATGGCGGAGATCTTCGCGCAGTACGGGCTGGGACTGCTGAAGGCCAGCAACAACCGTGTTCAGGGCTGGATGGCCGTGAAGGAGCTGCTGAAGCCCATGAAGAGCGACACGGACCGGCCCGGATTGCTGGTGACGGAAAACTGCGTGGGCCTGATCCGCAACCTGCCCTCCATCCAGCATGACGAGAAAAACCCCTCGGACTGCGCCACGGAGCCCCATGAGATCACCCACATCTGCGACGCTGCCCGGTATTTCTGTGTCACCCGCGTGTTGGGTGCCCAGAAAACCGTGGAGAAGATCGTGGACGATTTTGACGAGGGCGAGGACTACGATGACGTGATGACGGGCGGGGAGATGACCGCCGGTTATCTATCCTACGGATAAAGGAGGCCCGGACGATGGCTCAAATCACATCCAGCAACGATATTCAGGTGTTGAAGATCCGCCAGTTTTTGGGCCTGAACGAGAACCCGGACGGAGATACCAAGATCAAGAACGGCGAAATGAGCGAAATGCGGAACTTCCGTGTGACGCGGGAGAAGCACTTGCAGCTGCGCCCCGGCACCAAGACGGTCCTGAACCTGAAAACGGCATGGGACGCATGGTGCGCGGAGAGCGGCCACACGGCCCCCACAGCAAACCCGGTTTTCTCCGGCGCGTGGGAGGGCGTGGTAGACAGCAAACAGCGGACCCTTGCCGCCTTCGGCGGGCTGATCTTCTCTCTGGACCCGGCGGCGGCAACAACCAAGGTCGTGGGCCAGTGCACGCAGGCACAGACTTCGTTCTTCGGCTTTTCCAACAAGGTTTACTTGCTGAACGGCCATGAATACATGAGCTGGGACGGCAAGGAGAACAGCAGCTTTGCGGCGGTGGAGGGCTATATCCCCACAGTGATGAACGCCACCACGCCTGCGGGCGGCGGGTTTCTGCTGGAAAACGTGAACCGGCTGACGGGCAAGCGGAAGGTGCTGTATTCCCCGGACGGCAAGGAGACGGTTTTCCACATCCCGGAAAAGACGGTGGATGAGATCATCTCCGTGAAGATCGGGGACACGGCGCAGACCTACACCTCCGACCTGACGGCCCGGACGTTTACCATTACCCCCGCCCCCGCTGCCGGAACCAACACACTGGAGCTGATCTACCGCAGCGGCAACGGAGAACGGGCGCAGGTAACGGGGATGCGATTCTCCGAGCTTTACAACGGTCAGACGGACAGCCGTGTGTTTCTCTACGGAGACGGCACCAACAAGACCATTTACTCCGGCATTGATTCCGCCACCGGCAAGCCTTCTGCGGAATACTTCCCGGATCTGTATGAGGCGGAGGTTGGCGAGGCCAACACGCCTATCACCGGCATGGTGCGCCATTACGCACGGCTGGTGGTATTCAAGCAGGACGCCACCTACTCCATGAGCTATTCCACGCTGGTAACGGCTACGGACGTCACCACGGCGGCGTTCTATGTGACCCCTGTCAACCGGCAGTTCGGCAACAAAGCTCCGGGTCAGGTGGACATTCTGGAGAACAACCCCCTGACGCTGGACGATCAGGCGGTGTATCGGTGGCAGAGCGTATCCACCAGCGGAAATATCACCTTTGACGAGCGGAACGCGGAACGGATCAGCAACCGGGTAGAAGTGACGCTAAAAGGCTTTGATATGGCAGAGACCCGGACCTTCAACCGGAAATCGGCGCAGGAATACTGGTGGATGTACGGAGACAAGGCGCTGATCCTGAACTACGGCGCGGACGCATGGTATCTCTACACCGGATTGAGCTTCCGGGCCATGGTGGAGGTGGGGCTTGAGACCTACGGCTTCCGGCCTGACGGCGGCGTGGTGCATCTCTCCCGGCAGTACCGGAACGATGACGGCAAGGACATTGACGCCTACGCTGCCACCGGCTCCATGGACTTTGACCGAGACTGGGTGCTGAAATACAGCCCGCTTATTTTCGTGGCGATCCAGCCGGAGAGCAACGCGCGGGTGCACGTAACGGTGGAGACCAACCGCCGCAGTGACTACCCGGAGAAAATCGTGTCCTCCGGCCTGGCCACCTTTGCCCATGCGGACTTCGCCCACTGGTCTTTCGGCACCAACCGAAAGCCGCAGGTACGGCGGGTGAAGATGAAGGTGAAGAAGGCCACTTTCTACAAGCTGGTATTCAAGAGCAAATCGGCATCGTCTACCGCAACGGTTCTGGAGACGGACGTGCAGCTCCGCTATACCGGAAATGTGAAATAAAGGGGTGAACCCATGAGCAAACAGACGATGACCCCGGAGCGGGTCGGTAAGGAATACAACGCGGGTATCAGCTTCAACAGCGGTATTGACCTCTATGACTGCGTGGAGACCAACGAAAATTTCTTCATAGGTAAGCAGTGGGAGGGCGTGCAGAGCAACGGCCTCCCCACCCCCGTATTTAACTTTTTAAAGCGGGTGGTGCTGTTTTCCGTGGCGAATATCTCCACGGATAACTTGAAGCTGTGGGCACGGGCCATGTCCTCCAGCGGGGAGCGGAACACACAGACCTTGGAGCTGGTGGCCGACATTCTCAACGATCAGTTCGCGTCCATCTTTGAGCACAACAGCATCGGCGGGCGCATCCGGGAGTATACCCGCAATGCCGCCGTGGACGGTGACGGCTGTATGTATACCTACTGGGACGATACGGCGGAGACCGGACAGTCCAGCAAGGGCGCTATCCGCACGGAAGTTCTGATGAACACGCAGGTTTTGTTCGGCAACCCCAACAACCGGGACGTGCAGAGCCAGCCCTACATCATTCTGGAACGGCGGATGCTACTGAGTGAGGCCCGGAAGCGGGCCAAGCGGTACGGCAAGGACCCGGACGAGATCCAGCCGGACAACAAGGACTGCGGCAACAACTACATGGATTCCATGAGCGGCAGCGGGAACAAGGTGACGGTGCTGCTCCGGCTATGGAAGGATGACGAGACCGGCACCGTCCACGCCTACGAGTGCACCCGGCAGGCGGAGATCCGGGGCGATCTGGACCTCGGCATCAAGCTGTATCCCCTGACGTGGATGAACTGGGACTATGTGCAGGACTGCTATCACGGACAGGCCATGATTACAGGTCTGCTGCCCAACCAGATCTTTGTAAACAAACTGTTCGCCATGTCCATGATCTCCCTTATGACGCTGGCCTATCCGAAGGTGGTATACGATTCCACCAAGGTAGCCAAGTGGACAAACAAGATCGGCGGAGCCATTCCGGTAAACGGCAGTGTGGAGGGCGTGGCGAAGATCATTGACCCCGCCAGCATCTCCCCCCAGATCAGCCAGTTCATTGATATTGCCATCAGCTACACGCAGAAGTTCCTCGGCGCGTCGGACGTGGCGCTGGGCGATACACGCCCGGACAACACCTCCGCCATTATCGCCTTGCAGCGGGCGGCGGCAACGCCTATGGAGCTGACGAAACAGAACCTCTTGCAGAGCATTGAGGATCTGGGCCGCATTTATATGGAGTTCATGGGCGAATACTACGGAGAGCGGTATGTGGAGATCTCCAACCCCTATGACAACAGTAAATTGGTAGTTCCCTTTGACTTCTCCATCCTGAAGGAGATCCCCTTCACCATCGGACTGGACGCAGGCGCGGCCTCCTATTGGAGTGAGATCGCCGCCATGCAGACCTTGGACAATCTGCTGATGCAGGGCAAGATCTCCACGGTGGAGTATCTGAAGCGTCTGCCCGCCGGACAGATCACCGACAAGGAGGCTCTGATCCAAGCCCTCCAGCAGCAGGAACGTGCCATGATGGGCGGTCAGCCAGGAGCAGAGGGCGAACAGCCTGTTACCGAGGAAGAAGCCGTCCCCATTCGGGGCGGGGCCGGATACGGCCAGTTGCAGCGGAAAATCAACGAGACCGGCGAAGTGCCGAAAACGGAGGTGTAACCTGTGGCGATTGAGAAATTCAACAAAAACATGGCGATCATTGCGGCATTGGACGATGAGCCTAATGACGTGGGCGGGATGACCTCTGCCGAGCTGAAAAACAAGTTCGACGAAGGCGGCAAGGCCCTTCAGACCTACATGAACGAGACCCTGATCCCGGCGCTGGAAAATCTGGGTGTGGAAACGGCGGTGCTGTTGCCGCAGAACAAGGCCGGATTCAAGTACATCCGGCTGAACAGCGATAAGGTGCTGGAGGTCAGCACGGACGGCGATACCTGGCAGGCAACCGGTTCTTCTGGCCACCTGATTATCGGCCCGGACGGACAGGCCCTCCCCCAGCGGAGCCGGATGCAGTTTACCAACGGCACGGTGACAGACCAGAACGGCGTGACCGTTGTGGCCGGCATCAAGGGCGATACCGGCGCAACCGGCGCAACCGGCGCACAAGGTCCGCAGGGTATCCAGGGCGTGAAGGGCGACCGGGGCCAGGTGCTTGTTCCCAGCATCAACGATGACGGCGTAATCTCGTGGAGCATCCAGGAGCCTACTACCACGGTTCCGGCCAGCCGGAACATCCGAGGCCCGCAGGGTATTCAGGGGATTCAGGGTCCCCAAGGTCTGCAAGGGCCTGCCGGAGCTACCGGTGCACAGGGTATTCAGGGGCCTATCGGTGCCCAAGGCCCCAAAGGTAACGATGGCGCCGATGGCCGCAGCTTCACGATCAAAGCTATGTATGCTTCTTTGGCGGAGCTGAACGCCGCGCATCCGACCGGTGCAGAGGGGGACGCATACGCTGTTGGTACAGCAGAGAGCAATACCATCTACAACTGGGATGTAGACCGAAAATTATGGAGCAATATCGGCCCAATCAGAGGTCCGCAGGGTGAACAGGGAATTCAGGGCGAACAGGGAATTCAGGGTATTCAGGGCACGCAAGGTCCGCAGGGCGTCCAGGGCACGCAAGGTCCGCAAGGCGAGCAGGGAATTCAAGGGCCGGAAGGCCCACAAGGGCCAAGAGGATACCCCGCCAACATCAATGGTAAGACGCCGGATGACGCTGGCAACATCACTCTGAACGCCGGGGACATTTCCGGTTCCGTCCGCTACGACGCGGCGCAGACGCTCAGTGACGAGCAGAAGGCGCAGGCCCGTACGAATATCAACTCCGCTCCCGGCGGGTTTGGGTGGGGAGACTCTTTGAGAAACGTACTCGCATCCGACACCGAAGATACCTATGAAACATACTGTGGCAAGCTTGATGCGTTACTTGCCGATATGCCAGACGGAACATCACAACTTATTTATACACGTGGTCCAGCTTCAACGGGCCAATATTCTGGGGCCGGGAATATCGTTGCCGTTCTATCAAAACTATTAGGTACAAGCGCATCACTGATTGGCATTTCGCCCGAACCGAGAGGCACTACCAATGGATTGTGGCGAATGTTAAAGGATAATGGGGTGTGGCGGCCAGTCGAATGGAGTAATCCTCCCATGGAACTGGGCGTAGAGTACCGCACAACTGAGCGGTATCTGGGCAAGCCGGTTTATGTCAAGACGGTGGATTGTGGCACCCCTCAAACAAATACGACATGGGCAACGCCCCACGGAATATCTGGGGTTAAGAATTTTATTTCAGCGACAGCGCAGTCAGGCGTTTATATCGCCAATGGCATTTTCAAGGGTTCAGAGGGTTTAGGTGGGGATAGCATAACTATAGCGACAGACCCAACAAATATTCATATCTCAACATATGGGTACTGGACAACCTCGGAGCATGCTATCGCCTTGCTCAAATACACCAAGACCACTGACTGACCATGGACTATTGCGTGATATGCGGAGCCATTGTGCCGGAGGGACGGTGGGTTTGCCCAATCTGCGAGAGACAATGGCCTGAATTTTAACCCGCACGAAACCAAGTCGGACTTTTGACTTGCACGAAAGCAAGTCGGATTTAATTTGAAACGGTTGCACAGACAACCGCAAAATTGAAAGGAGAAACACTATGGAGAAGAAGTTTGCCGAGATCATCAACGAGGGCTGCAAGAGTGGCAAGACCATCGAGGCCATCAACAAGGAGCTGAAGGAGGCGGGGGCCAACTTCCACCTGAATCCTGACGGCGGCGTTGCCAACTGGACCGAGGCTGAGATGGCCGAGGGCTTCAACCTTGCGGAGACCGAACCCACCGACGTGCGTCACCTGCATGACTATATGCGGTACGATGTCACGAAGGCCGGTCAGACCGTGCGGGTGGAGACCCCGGAGGGCACCTACAATATTACGTGGGACGAGGGCGGTCATCCTGAGAAGGCCGTGCGGGTGTGACCACTGAAAGGAGGTACACAATGAACGCTTTACACATCAAAAATACGGTGTTGGCGGTGCTGGCTGCGGCTGGCTCCGCCATCGCCCAGGCGCTGGGAGGCTGGGACGTGGCGCTCAAAGTTCTGATCTGCTTTATGGCGTTGGATTACGCCACGGGCTGGCTGGTGGCAGCGATCTGGCACAAGTCCGGCAAAAGCAAAACCGGGGCGCTGAGTTCCGACGCCGGGTTCAAGGGGCTGGCAAAAAAGTGCGTCATGCTGGCGCTGGTATGGATGGGGGCATTATTGGATCAGGCCACATCCAGCGACTTTGCCCGTGACGCAGTGTGTATGTTCTTTATTGCCAACGAGGGATTGTCGATTTTGGAGAATACGGCAGTGATGGGGATCCCCTACCCCGCCTTTATTAAAAATATGCTGGATGCCATTCGTCAGGCCAGCGATCAGGGGAAACAGAATACGGAGGCTCACACATGAGCACGAGAGCGGGCACCGTCCCGCTCTCCGATCTCCAATTCATCAAGATCTATTTCAACCGGAAGCGTCTCCGCTCCACCACGGCCAACCTGAAGAAGATGCTGGCGGAGGCGGGCGGGGACGCTATCTGCAATGGCTCCATTTTCCTGCGGAACCAGACCCCTGCCTGCCATTTGAAGGCAGACGGCAAGGTCCGCAAGGCCCCTAATTACCGGGCGTGGGCCATCAGCTGGGACACCCCGGCGGACTTCGGCGTGAAAACCGTGCCCAACGGGGACGCAAATTACATGGAGTGCGTCCACCTCATTATCGACGGGAAGAAGATCAGCCCCGTCACCTGCGGAGCGGATATGCGCTACCGTGCCCCCCGGACGGCTATCGGCACCAAGAACGGGCGGTTCGCCTACTATGTGAGCAAGGCCCGGCGGACGCCGGAACAGCTGCGGGACCTGCTGGCCGCGTCCGGCTGGGACAATGCCATTATGATGGACGGCGGCGGGTCTACCTGCTTCATGGATTCGACAGGCAAGGGCTTTACCGGGGACGGGCGGGTGATCCCGTTCTTTCTTGTCTGGAAAAAGAAAAGCGGGGATGCGTGTGAGCCGGAAGGAGAGAAACCTATGGTAGAGATCAACGCCTATTCCAAGGCGAAGGACGGCGATAAGAAGCTGTCCACAAACTTTAGAGTGGAAGAATTTGCCTGCAAGGACGGCTCCGATGCCGTACTGGTGGCGCCCCGGCTGGTGATGGTCTTGCAGAGCATCCGCAGTCGCTTCGGCGTTCCGGTGGTCATTCACAGTGCCTACCGGACGCCCCAGTATAACAAGCAGGTGGACGGCGCGGAACACAGCCAGCACTGCTACGGCACGGCGGCGGACATTACCGTGAAGGGGCAGACCCCCGCAGCGGTGGCAGCCTACGCCCGACAGCTGATGCCCGATTGGGGCGGCGTAGGCAAGTACGGCAGCTTTACTCATATTGATGTGAGAGAGGTCCGGGCAGACTGGAACGGATAAGGAGGGCTAAGTATGGCAGGTTACTACGATAAAAACAAGGACTACTCCAAGGAGCTTCAGCGAACGGACCTGTCCTCCTCGGAGCGTGACAGGCTGACCAAGGAACGCGAAAATAAGATCGCTGACAAGTACGGCGGCAGAGAGCCCAACATGATCGGTTCCGACAAGACGTACAGCCAGACCTACGACAAGGGCGGCAACCGGCGGAACAACGGCAGCTCCGGCGGCAGCTCTCAGGGCACCTTCGGCGGGGTTTCTTATACCCGCAATGACAATGGCGGCGGTATCTACGGGATGCCCACCAGCAACTCCGAGGTGAAAAACTACAAGCAGGGCGGTGTGACTTATCAGGTAGGCGCGGACATGAGCCGCCGTCAGGATCTGGCGGGCAGGGCGCAGGTGTCCAACGGCTATACCGTGTTTTATGACGATGACGGCTACGCCTACAAAGCCGTGAAGGGCGTGGCGGACTACACCCCCCATCAGGATATCAACGCCGGGAACGGCAGTTACGGCAAAAGCGGCGCGTGGACGGACAACGAGATGATGTCCGCACTGGATCGCTCCAAGATTCAGGACATCCGCAACCGCCTGCAGCGGGGTGAGATTACCGGCGATCAGGCCAACCAGGCTGCAAACGCCATCCGGGCGGGCTACGGCTACACCATAGACAAGAACGGCTATGTGACGGACAGCGGGGCACTGTCTGCCACGAATGATCTGCGGCGGCGGCTGGGGCTTGATAACAGCCCGGAAAGCGCGGAGCTGGCCTACTATCGCTATCTCATGGGCACGGATACCTCCCCCTCCGCACAGGCCAACGGCAAGGTGCAGTCCTTCGGGGACTATCTAACAGAGAATGGCGGCGTACAGGCCGGTACACCCGGCTACAGAACCCCGGCATACAGCCAGCAGCAGCGGGTCACGGATATTAACGTAGGCAGTACTCCGGCGAGCAATTTCACGGCGCAGGCCGGAACGAGCTTTGACATCGGGGATGGCAACGACTATCTGAAAGAGCTGTACGCCAAGAAGGTGGCGGCAGAGCTGGCGGCGCTGAAATCCGCCTACGAGCAGAACACCGCCACGTTGGATGCCAGCCGTGCGCAGATCGCGCCGGTATATGACATTGCCCGGAACAGCGCGGCCAACCAGAACGCCTTGAGCCGGGGCGCGTTTCAGGAGATGGCGGTGGCAAACGGCCTGAACACCGGCACCACCGGGCAGGCGGCGCTGGCACAGGACGTTGTGCTCCAGCAGAACCTCTCCCAGATCGACCGGGAACAGGCGGAAAAGACGGCGGCCATCGACCTCCAGCGGAGCCAGCTCGACACGGAGTACCGGAACGCCATTGCCAAGGCAGAGGCCACGGGAGACGCGGAGCTGGCAAACGCCCTATATGAGGAATACGTCCGGCAGCAGAATCTCTACGCCAAGTACGGCGGGCAGACCGGTGGTTCCGGCTCCGGTTCTTCCGGCGGCAGTACCGTGGTAAAGCCGACGCTGACCGCCAGTCAGGTGCAGTCCGCCCTGAAAAACGGCATCGTGACGGATGACGTGATCTCCGCCTTTGATTACTACTACGGGCAGGGGGCCTACGATTCCCTGTACGGCACCGGAAAGCTGACGGCGGGCAAGCCCTCTGGCAGCAGCAGCACCGGCAAAAAGAAGGGAAGCTACTCCAACGGTTCCCTGACCAATCAGCAGGTGAAGCAGCTCCAGAAATACTACGGTGTGTCTCAGGACGGCAAGTGGGGGGCCAACTCCAAGAAGGCCGCAGGCGGCCTGACGGCTGACCAGGCATGGGCGAAGTATCAGGGCGGCGGCAGCGGAAGCGGCAGCAGCAACTACGGAAACATCCGCAGAACGATCACAGGCTATATGTCTCAGGGTAACTACGCAAAGGCGCAGAGCTACCTAAAATCCAACTGGAACAGCCTGACAGAGGCACAGCAGCAAGAGCTTTCCGATCTATTCGGGTAAGGAGGCTATACGATGGCGGTAAAGATGCCGGATCTGGTCGCCTACGGCGAGCGGGTCAACAAAACACAGAATAACAGCGGCGGCGTTCAGATGCCGAACCTTGTAGCCTATGGCAAGCGGGTGGAGACGCGGAAGGCCACTAAGGAGACGAAGGCCGTTACGCCTTCTGCCTCCCCCCGGCCTATGGAGAACGCCAGCACCGGGAACAGCCGACCCAACAGCCGCCTGCTGGCAGACGTGCGGACCGGCGGCACCACGCCCCCCTCTCTGGATAACGGGCGCGTGGGGAAGGTGATCTCCGGTGCAGCGAAGTCCGTCGGCTCCGCCTATACAAATCTGGGCGGTGTGCTGGCGGAGGGGGCCGGGAAGCTGAATACCCGGATCGCCAACCAGAACGCCGGGGATTCCCTGCAAAGCGACCATGACGCGGTGAAGCGGTACGAAAAGATGCTCCGGGACGTGAAGTGGGCCAACGGCAAGGCCATGACGGCGGCGGACGTGAAGCAGGTGCAGAGCTACCTTGCCTCCGCAAAACGCCGCATCGCGGCCCATGAGGGCTACACCAAGGCGGTGGAGCAGTCCGACAAGGCGGTGGCGGACAAGGCGTATCAGAAGGCGGACCGTCTGTCCCAAAGCTCCGCTGCGGACGTGGCACAGGCCAAGGAAGGTCTGGGGCCGGTGGGCCAGTTCGCCGTGGATCTGGGCGTTCAGGGTGTACAGATGGCGGGGGATGTTGCGGCCAGCGCCGTGATCCCCGGTGCCGGTCTCGCTCTGATGACGGCCCGGTCCGCCGGGAGCAGCGCTCAACGGGCCAGACAGGCCGGGGCTACCTATGGCCAGCAGCTTGCCTACGGACTGGGTAGCGGCGCGCTGAGCCTTGCCACGGAGAAGATCAGTAACGTGGCAAGCCCCTTCAAGAAGGCGTTCGGCGGCGGCGTTCTGGACAACGCCATCAGCGGTGCGCTTGCCAAGATGAACAACAGCACGGCGGGCCGTGTGGCTCTCTCCATGATCTCCGAGGGCGGTGAGGAATTTATCGAGGATATTTTCCAGCCCATCTTGCAGCGGGCCACCTATGACCCCTCTGCCCGGTTCGATCTGAGCGGGGCGCTGTATGACGCGGCGGTGGGCGCGGCCATGGGCGGCATCGGCGCAGGCGTTGACGTCATCCGACAGCGTGGAAACGGTCAGGCGGACGCACAGCCTACGCAGGAGGCACGCCCGGAGGTACGGGAGGGTACTTATACCCCCACCACCGCAAACACCGCAGAGGGCACGCAAAACGCCGCCCCCGGTGTGGAGACGGCGGAGAATATTCGGGTGGGTCAGGCGACTACCATCAAGAAGCCTTACAAGGGCGAAGTGCCGACCCAGACACAGCGGCAGAACACAGCGCCGGTGCAGGTGAGCAGCGAAGCCTTGACCCGAGCGCAGAACAGCATTGCCGGTGCACGGGGGCTGGAATCTTCCCTTCCGGGACAGAGTTTCAAGAGTACGCTGAAGAACGTCTACAAGAGCATCTTCAAGCCCGCAACGGGCGTTGTGGTAGATGGAACCTCTTTCGGCGGGCAGCCCTATGCGGTAGACATTCCAAACAGTGTCCCCGGGAAAGTTATCAGCGACACAAATCTGACTGCGGAAAAACTGGCTTTGCTGGATAATCTGCCTGATGTTGTACGCAATGGTACTTATGTAGGGAGCGGGGAATATGTTCCCCACGGTTCCAAGGCAAAAAAGACGGTTCGCTTTGATTACTTCGAAGCGCCGGTTGAAATCAATGGGAAACAGTATATCGCCTCTTTCGATGTTGAGGCATTCCCGGATGTGAACAACTACCGCACTCATAAGCTGAACGAAATAGAACTGTCCCCAATGACGAATGCTGACACGGGTCGAGATCCCGCTGCAAACGCCATGAGAACAGTTCCTGTTGAGGGTACGCGTCCCCTCAATGCTAATGATAGCATAGCACAGGGGGCGGAAAATGTCAAGAACGGTGGGGCAGCAGAGTTTGACACGCCGGGTGACGCCGTGGCGGGTGCGGTGAACACGCCCTTTGACACCATGCAGGCCAAGAGTGAGGACTTTTACCCGGTGAATCCCAACAGCGCACAGCGCATCCAGGTAAACCAGCGGCGGGCACCCTCTGAGGTCCCCATTGTGAACCCCGATACCGGGCGGAATGTGGAGAAAACGGTCTCCACCATTCTCAACAGCCCTCTCACTTCCCCGGAAATGGCAACCGTGTATGAAAACGCCATTGCAGGCGGCGCGTTTGACTATGACGTGGTGACGGACCGGAGCGCCGTGCAGCAGGCACAGGCCAAGATCGCACGGGACGGCTGGCGCGAGGTGGCGAACAGTTTCATTGCCAAGGCGGAGCTGGGACAGCGGATCACCAAGGCGGACACCGCCGAGGCCATCAGCGCCTACAACCTTGCCATTTCCGAAGGAGACCACAAGGCTGCCTTTGAGCTGGCAACAGCCATTGCGGAAGCGGCCCATGACAGTGCACAGATGGTGCAGGCCATGAACCTGATGAACCGGTTGACGCCGGAGGGCCGTCTGCTGACGCTGCGGCGGCTGGTAGACCGAATGAATGACCGGGCGGCACGGCAGAACCGGACGCCCCGGCAGAGTACCGCCGACAGCGGAGACGTGGAAGGCGCACGGGTGGACTACATCGACAAAGTAACGGGCTTCACCCTCTCTGACGAGCTGGCCACCAACTACCTGATGGCAGAGACGAACGCGGAGCGGGCGGCGGCGTGGGACGCCATCACCACCTCCATTGCAGACCAGATCCCCAGTACGTTCCGGGAGAAGGCCAATTTCTGGCGGTACACCTCCATGCTGACCAATCCCACCACCCACATCCGCAACATCATGGGCAATGCCATTCAGTTCGGCGCACGAAAGATCAAGGACGGCATCGGGACCGCAATCGAGCGGGCGGTCATCAAGGACCCCTCTCAGCGGACAAAGGCCGTGAATGTTGACAAGGATCTGAAAGCCTTTGCCAAGGGCCAGTATGAGGCAGACCAGAGCGCGGCTATGGGCAGCGGGAAGTATTCCGACGCCACGGCAGCGGGCATTGAGCGGGAGATCCAGAGCAAGCGGAAAATGTTCAGGGGGGAGGACGGTCTCTCCCGTGCCGTGCAGGGCATCGGAGACCTGAATAGCCGCGCCCTTGACTATGAGGACGTGATCTTCAACCGGAGCGCCTATGTGGACAGCTTCGCCCAAGCACTGCAAGCCAAGGGCGTGACGGCGGCAGAGGCCCACGCGGGCACCAGAGCCGCAGACGTGGAGGCGGCACGGGCCTACGCCATTGAGGAAGCGCAGAAGGCTACCTACCGCAACACCACGGCGCTTTCCGAGGCGCTGTCTCAGTTTGGCCGCTATGAGGGGGATAACCCGGTAAAACGGGCAGGTTCCTTCGTGGCGGACGCCCTGTTCCCCTTCCGCAAGACCCCGGCCAATATCCTGACCACGGGCCTTGATTACAGCCCTGTGGGGCTTGCCAAGGGCGTGAAGGAAGCCATGTTGGACGTGAAGTCCGGGAAATGCACGGCGGCGGACGCCGTGGATTCCATTGCATCCGGTCTTACCGGCACCGGTATTCTGGCGCTGGGCGCTTATCTGGCGGCGGAGGGGCTGCTCCACGTCCGGGCCGGTGATGATGACAAGGAGGAAGCCTTTGAAAAGTCCATGGGCAAGCAGGACTATGCCATCCAGATCGGGAACAAGTCCTACACGTTGGACTGGGCGGTTCCTGCGGCAATGCCCCTGTTTGCGGGTGCTGCCATCATGGAATCCGTTCGGAAGGGCGGCGGCACATTTGACGCGCTGGTGGATTCTCTGCTGGGGATGCAGGACGTTGTGCTGGAGACCTCCATGCTGTCCTCCCTGAATGATTTGGTTTCCAACATCAGCTATGCCAAGAGCAAGCCTATGTACCTCATTGACCGGGCGGCCAGCAGCTACGCCGGACAGTATATCCCCACCATCGGCAGCAAGGTTGCGTCCGTATTTGATGATACGGTGCGCAAAAGCTATGTGGAGAAGGGTTCCGGGCAGGTAGCCTCTGACGTGAACTATTTCTTGCAGGGGGCGGCGAAGAAGGTCCCCGGCGCACGGAATCAGCTTCAGCCCATGGTGGATATGTGGGGCAACGAGGTCTCCAACGGCTCCGCGCCGGAGCGGGTGTTCCAGTCCTTCCTCTCCCCCGGCTTCCTGAAGGCGCAGGACAACAGCCCCGCCACGCAGGAGATCCGGCGGCTGGCGAAGGCCACCGGAGACAGCACCGTTTATCCGGCGGCGGCGGAGAAGTCCTATACGGTGAAGGGTGAGACCCGGACCCTGACCGGCGAGGAATACACCCGGTACGCCAAGGCCATGGGCCAGACGCGGAAGGAGCTGGTGGAAGCGGCGGTGAAGCTGCCCGCCTACAAGTCCATGAGCAATGCGGAAAAGGCGGATTACATCCAGAACGTGTATAAATATGCGCGTGAGACGGCCCGTCAGCAGGTAGACCCCAAGTATGAGCCCAGCGCCAAGTGGATTGAGAACGCAAAAACGTCCAAGCGGGACGTCGGCGTGTCCACCGGGGAATTTCTGGCCCTGTACCAGAAGTACGGCAGCGAGAAAATGAGCGGAAAAGCCTACGAGAAGGTAAAGCAGGCGCATGATGCCGGACTTTCCCCCAAGGAGTATTTCTCCATGAAGGACAGGGCCGACGCGAACGGAAACGGCAGGGTCAGCAAGGCGGAGGCCAGCGCCGCCCTTGCCGGTCAGGAAAACCGGGCGGATTTGTGGGACATTATCTGCACCACCAACGCCAAGAACCCCTACAAATAAGAAAACACCCTCGCCATCCGGCGGGGGTGTTTTGTTTGGTTTCTACATCATGGACAGGAGCGTTTTCACATGGGCGGCGCGGTCCAGCATCCGCTCATGCTCCCAGTCCCAGACGGCCTTCTCCGCTTCCGTGGGGTGGAGACCGGCGTCCTTCGCCTTTTCGATGTGGCGAACGGCCATCTCATAGAGCCGATTGGCGTGGCCCAGCTCCTGACGGCTGAGGTCGGCGTAGGTGCTGGCGTCCTCCGGGTCCTCCCCGGCGTGCTTGACGGCCTCACGGGCGTACTTCTCGGCATCGTCCAGTTCTTCCCGGATCCCTTCGGCCAAGTGTTTGATCTCGTGCATAAGAGCCTCCTAACTCTGCTTGATCAGGGTGTAGAGCTTGTCCACATCCGTTTCATTCAGCGTGACGTTCCCAATCAGGGGGATATTGGTGGTGACGGGGCCTTTGGCGGCTTCGGTTTTCAGGCAGGTGTAGATCTTGTCCAGATCGACGTTCCCCGCCTCGTCAAAGACGCCGAGGGCCTTCATGGCGGGATGCTCCCGGAGGGCGGAAAGGCTGGCGTCCAGATTGTTAAGGGCCATAGCAGCCCCGGCCCCGACCGCCCATTTCTGCCAGCCGGTGAGCTTGCCGGTAAATTCCTCATCCACATAGCGAGCAGCGCCCTGCTTGATCTGTTCCAATGTTACCATAGATTCCTCCAATGACGGGAGAGAGGGGCGCTATGCCCCTCTCTTCTTCCCTCTGCGCCTCTTAGCAGCCGCAGCCGTGGCCACAGGTGGAGACGGGGAGGGGGTTATAGGTGGACTGGGGCGTGGTGCCGGTGCCGGTGGTGATGTCCGCGACCATTTTGGGATAAAAGGTGGCGTTCGTGTAGGTGACGATGGTGTTGTCAGCGCACTTCCGCTCGTCCCGCTCCCGAGAAATGGCCCCGCACAGCTCGTTCTTGCAGCAGTCCACGCGCTCCTGCAACAGCTGGAAGCTGTCCTTGGTGGCCTGATTATTGACCGCCTGAGAAGCCAGCACACCCTGCACCTCGCCCAGCTTGCCGTCGATGTACTTGTACATCTCCAGCATCTTCTGGTCCTGGTAGGTGTTGGCATCCCGCAGGGCAATGTCGCTGCGGAGCTTGGCGTTCTCCTGCACCATGGACAGCTCGTAGCGGTTGACCGTGTGGTTCTCGCTGCATCCGGCCTCCGCCGCCATACCAGCGGCAAAGGGGATGACGCGATTGCCCAGCAGCATCCCGCCGAGACCGCCCAGAGAGTTCAGGACGCCCAGAGACAGACCGGCAATGCCGGTGCCGAGAGCAGTGCCTGCGACGCCCTTGCTTGCAAATTCAGCCATAGAGAGATTCCTCCTTCTGTAAAAATACACCCCCTGTTTCCGCGCGCAAAACAAGCGGTGCTCTATGGTTACCGTACCACAGGACACCGCTTGTCATGGCTTATGGATGTTTTTTGTTTGGGCGGGAGATGCCTGCTTTATCCCGGATGGAGTGCAGACAGGCGTTCACGGAGGAACGGGATAGGTACAGCTCTGCCGCCGCATCCTCGATCGCCCAGCCACGGCGGCAAACCAGATTGAACACGCGCCGCTCCCGGTCGGTGAGATAGCGGCACTGCTCCATCTTTTGGAGCTGCTGGACGGTGTATCGGTATTTCATAATGGGCCTCCTTTATGAAGTGCCCCTCCCCTTTGATCTACCGATGCAGGTGGTCAGGACCCCTGCGTGTCTATCATGGCTAACAGCTTTTCCAGATCGTAGAAATTCCGTGGGTTCAGCCCGGTTTCCCGCTGAATGAGCCGAAAGCGGTAGCGGATGGAGTTATAGTGCAGATAAACCGCGCCGCCGGTCTTTTTCATGCTCATGTTGTTCTCCGCATAGATTTTCAGCAGTTTTTTGTCCCGATCCTCCATAGCTTACCTCCTTTTGTTGCGCGGGGCGGCTGGCGGTCAGCCATCCCCGCCGTCCTTTCTCTCGCCAAGGCTGCAAAAGAACGTCCTTGTGTCCTTGTCAAATGGCAAAAACACGATATTTGTTTTGGGGCAAAATGCGTATATATCTTTTCGGTTCCACACGCACAAATGCTTACAGTCTTTGCACCGCACCACCGGCACAGAAGCATCTTCCGTTAGAGCAAGATAGGCGATTGCGAGGGGCCGACTATGATGCAATAGTTCATCTTCGTCCATGTATTGTGCGATATGTTCGATGGTTGCAATAGCTTCTTGTTTCAAATCAACGTCGCCAAGATCATTTGTATAGTGCATCAGTTTTTCCCTAAGCGTCATGGTCCGCCCTCCGTCCTTTCTCTCGCCGTAGATGTACTTATCCATGCTGCTTCGTCTCCTCCTGAGTCTGGTTGAGCAGCATGATTTCTTCCAAGGACAATTCGTTGCGAGCAACTGCCAGCACCTGCCTGTCCGTCAGGCCGTACTTGTCTCTAAGTGGCGCCAAAATCGCACACATATTCTTCTTGGTGAAGGGGACCTGCCCAGACGTGAGCTTGCTGTAAGCCTTCTGAATTTCAACGGCTACTTCTAACTGCATAGTTAATATCTCCTTTCAGTCGATGAGTTGATGCTGCAGCCCACGCAGCACACTTTCGCAGGAAGCCGGGCGCTCAACGTTCAGTGTTGTCACCTCCGTCCATCTTGGCCCCGCAGTTGGGGCAGTAGATATATTCGTTGTTAAAGGAAATGCCTCCGCAGGCGGAACAAGCCCATCCATACGGTGCGTGTTTTGGCAGTTCCCCAAAACCGGCATCCGACCACCGCCCATGCACCACCGGCACGGCATCCACGGTGGGGGCGTCATCAATTACGTGCCGAATATTACGGCCTTTATACCACCAATCAAGCTTGTCAGCGTCAATCAGCCGCATGGTCAGCACCTCCGTCCATCTTGGCCCCGCATACGGGACAATAATTCCAGTTGTTCAGGTAATACTCACTCTCTGTCAGTGCGCAGCCGCAGTTGGTACACCTGACGGCTGTAGAACCACTCGGGAACGTATATCTCCCGGAATCATCCCACCGCCCATGCACCACCGGGGCCACGTCGGCGGCTGCTGGCGAGGCAACGATCTCCATAGCCATGGCACCGTCGGAACCGTCCACCCATTTCGCCGCCATCACCGCTCTTACGGCAGTTTCCCGTTTAATGTATTCAGCCATTTCCGTTACCTCTGAAAATCAAACGCACAACTTCCATTTGAGCTTCAAGAATCATGTTTCGTTTATGCTCTTCTTTCAGCTTTTCTTCAATATTGTGTACCTTTTCGCACATACAGTTGTACTTGTCCCTATATTCCTCATAATAGGCTTCATAATTAGGTACACAGGTCTTCTGCTTATTTCCTTCATCCATTTTCAACCCTCCTGTTCCATGCTTCGATTGCTTCTTCTTTGCTGGGCAGCCCAGATACTTTCATCTTCTTTGTGTGGAGGCCATCACCAGCCCTATATCTCCCACAACCGGCATCCCACCCAAAGTCTGCTCTATCGTAGGTATCGTACATATGGATAACGGTTGCAACTCCACCGCACTCAGGACAGCGTTTCAATTCAGCCATCCTTCATCGCCTCCAATGCTCTTATATCCGTCTCTGTCAAAGTGCGGTTGCTTGCAATATATGTCACAGCCTCACTTCTGTTTTGGCAGGCTACACACTCACACCTATTGCAACTACTTGACGTGTTTTCTCGAAACGGGCATGAATAATTAAAGCAATCCACTATTTCATCGCCCCCAATACTTTCTCCGTCTCCTCGCTTACCGCAGTAATTCTCCCATGTTTTACCAGATCACAGAACACATTGTAACCCATGTGAAACACAATTCCGCAACTGCTGCAATAGCGAATTGCAAGCTCTACATCCTTCATAAGTCGCGAACTGTCGATGTTTTCCTTGCATAGCAAAGTGCGCCCACTGGTAAATGGCAGCACCACCAGCCGGCCATCCCTGTCGGCTTCGGTCAGTTCCTCCAAATGGCGGAGCTGCGCCCGCAGTTTCTCAATCTCTTTCGCCTGCGCTTCAATCCGGTCGGCGGCTTCCGCCAGATCATCGCCCAGCGTGATCGGTGTTTCCCACTGGTTCCTTTCCGCCCATTCTGCGTGCTCACGCAGCGAATTTACGAGGTTTGTATCTCTCATAATCAGCCCTCCAATCTCCAATCATCGTTCCGCACCTGAAATGCGTCGCCCAGTTGTACGGTGTCCGGGAAATTGTGCTGTGTGGTTTGGATGGCGTACTTGTCGATCTCGGTCGCGTAGTATCTGAGCAACCACGGCTGTACGCCCAGCTTGTCCAGCGCGATATGGCCGCAGCTCATGCCATCGTACATGGACAGCACTTCTACCGGCTCCTCCGTCAGTCCGGTAAAATGGCTCATAATGTGGGCAATCACGTCCACGGTCCAGCCGTTGCCCAGCATTTTATACGCTTGGGTGTCGCTGACGGGAAAGGCGTATGTGTCCGGCACGGTCTGGAGGCGTTTACATTCCGTCACGGTCAGCTTGCGAATGATGTAAAATCCGTCTGCCAGTTTAATGGGGTATGTCTTTCCTTTGATGGTGATCCGCCCGCCGCGAACCTCGTAAACTGGGATTTCTTTTCCGCCTGCCGCCTTAATTACAAACTGCCCTTTCCCGTCCGGGATAACGGGCACGGCATACAGGCCGGTGGCCGCACCGTCGGCTCCGCCGCCGTTCGGCCTTGCCTGCAGGGAAACGCTCTTGCCGTCGGTGCTGTAAATGCGGCGGCTTTGGCTGGTGCCCAGTTCGCCGTCCTTGTTCGGCATGGCGCCGACGCGGACGGGGACGGCGATCATATTGTCTTTTTCCACGGTTGACAGGCAATTTGTTTTGTTCGGATCCTCGTTTACCTCGAAACGCTGGATCCGCTCGATCTCCTCGTTGTAATCGTCGCGGTGCCCCTGCTCGTTGATCCTGCGCCCCACGACGCGCCCAGCCACAGGGACGGCATAAAGCCCGGTTTTTGCGCCCAGGCCGCCGCCATTCCCGCAGAGG